GCAGATCACCTTCTCGAAGAATTTCGTCGATCCAGGCCTACGCACCTACAAGCCCGGTGATGTGGTCGAGTTCGCAGATGTCCGCGCCGTGGCGTTGGTCCATCACGGGCTCGCCACGTTCACTCCCGCCGACCCCACGTTCGTTGCCCACATCCCCGCGCCTGTAGAGACAGCCTCTGGCCGCCGTCGCAAGAGAGAAAACCGCTGATGCTCAGTTTCAGGGTCACCATTCCGCCAGTCGTCGAGCCCGTCACTCTGGCTATGGCGAAGCTGCACCTGCGTGTGGACTTTTCCGATGATGACCTGCTGATCACGGCGCTCATTAGTGCGGCCAGGGAATGGTGCGAGGTGTACTGCAAGCGAGCCTTCTTCAGCCAGACGATCGTGCTCTCGCTCGATGCGTTCCCGCTGTTCTTCAGCAACTCCGGCACCATCCCACCGTCTCAGATGCGTGGCTATCCGTACTACAGCTCGTATTGGGACCCGCTGTGTATCCGCCTCCCCCGGCCCTCCGCCGTCGCCGTCAGCTCCATCACCTATAGAGACCTGACGAATACGATCCAAACTCTCGATCCGTCGACCTACTACGTCGATGTGACCTCCGAGCCAGCCCGCATCGTCCCGATGCCCTCGCTCACTTGGCCGACGACGCAGCTCTATCTACCCGGCTCCGTCCAGGTCACCTATACGGCTGGCACCTATGGCGATGGAGTGACCGTCAACACCTGCCCACAGACGATCGTCGCCGCCATGCTGCTGATGATCGGTCATCTGTATGAGCACCGCGAGACCGTCTCCGAATTGAGCCTCAAGCAGATTCCACTCGGTGTCCAGGCGCTGCTCGACTCCGTCCGCTTCGACACCTTCACGTTTGATTCGAGCTACTAGCCATGATTGCCGGAAAACTCAATCGACGGATCGCGATCCAGTCGCAGGCGACCACCCAGGACGCCTTTGGACAGGAGTTACATGCCTGGACGACGGCTTATACGTGCTGGGCCTCGATCGACGTCCAGAACTCCCAGCTCATCTACTCGACGGCAGAGTTCGTCGAGAAGGTCACCCACCGGATCACGATCCGCTGGACCTCTTCCGTTGTCATCACGCCTGCTATGCGGATCGTCTATATCGAGCCGACCACGCAGGTCACGCACACGTATGAGATTGAGGCTGTCCTTAATGACAAACAGGCCAACAAACAACTGATCCTCATGGCGTATGAGCTTAGCGGAGCCGAGTAAATGATCGAACTTAGCGTCGCCTCAATCCTCTCGACCGCACCCGCGATCTCGGCCCTCGTCGGCAGCCGGGTCTATCCCGTGACGCTGCCGACTGATCCCACGCTACCGGCCCTCGATTACAAGTTCGTCGGCGGCAGCTCTACAGCTACCCAAGACACTTATGGGACTCAGCGGTACCGGCTGGAGGTCAACTGCTGGGGCAACACCTACTCCGACGCTGTGACTCTCCGCGCCGCTGTGGTCGCCACCTTGTCTCAGTACAGCGCGGACGGAGTCTTTATCGCGTACCTGATGCCTCAAGACTTCTTCGAAGACGAGATCCTCCAGTACCGGGCGATGGCCGAGTTCTACGTCTTCGCCAACTTCAATACCTAACCCCCAGGAGCATCACTCATGGCCTTTACTCCCGTCCCCTCTAAAGCAGCAGTCCTCGGCGCAGGAACAGTCCTGTCGATCCTCGGTCCCTCCGGCGTCACCCCTGCCGCCACTCCCACTCCCGTCGGCGAACTGTCCGATTTCAAATTCGGGGGCTGGAAGATGGGAACGACCAACAACACCAACTTCGACTCGGGCCAAATTGTCCAGAAGCTCGGAACTCTGCTCGACTACGGCACGCTCTCGGGCACGTACAACAACATCGCCAACAACCCCGGCCAGCTCCTCGTGCTCACCGCGCTCAAGTCGGGTGTTGCCTACGACTTCACACTCCAGCTTGAGCCGAACCCACTCGCAGGCCAGACGACCACCGGCAACCTGTACACCATGTCGGGCATTGTTACCGAGGCGGGTGCGTTCGACCTCTCGCAGACCAAGGTATCGAGCTGCAATTTCACACTCGACCTCAACTCGGTATCCATAACGCAGGGCAGCTAGTCCATAGCGGCCCACCGATAAGTGGGCCGCCCTTCCTTCCCCAACATCCCCAGGAGCACTATGTCTAAGTCCAAGGTCGCCGGTGTGCCCGGCACAGACCCCACCCTGCCCCGCGCCGAGATCAAGCTCGGTGCCGAGTCCTACTACCTCTGCTTCAACTTCGGAGCGATTGCGATCGCCCAGAAGAGCCTCCGCGACATCGGCGTAGAGGTGAACCTCCTCCATGCGCTCGATCTCTCCAACATGGACGCGATCAACCTCGTGCCCCTACTCTATGCCGCGCTGATTACGTACCAGCCCAAGATCACCCTCGACAAGGTGACGAGCCTCGTGACGCTGAAAAATCTCAGCATCATCTTCCGTGGCATCGGTGACGCCTACGTTGCCTCTCTCAGCGAGCCTTCCAGTGAGGCCACCCCGTCGGACCCCAATCAGGCGGAGTAGCCCCGCCTGACATCTGGCTACGGCTCTGGGCGCTGGCGCGGTACGACCTCCGGCTCACCGCTGATGAGTTTTACTCGCTGACGCCGAGGCAATTCGATGCGCTGCTCAGGCGGCATCGCTCTCGCACCGAGACCGAGGAGTACATGCTGGGCCAGCTTACCTCATGGGTCGCCAACACAGGCTTCCGGTCGACGGAGAAGCCGACATCGCCACTCGACTTCATGCCGTCGCAGAGAACCAAGCAAGAGCAGGCCGCTAAACCGAAGGCCGCTGTGCGCATGACGAAGAAACGTCGCCGGATGTTGGCCGACCAGCTCAACGCCACGCTTGGGGTCATAGCAAGGCAGGTGGGGTAGATGGCAGACGACGGACTCGACATCCAGATCAGCGGTCTCGACGAGTTGCAAGCCCAACTCGATGATCTAGGCACCAAAGCCGCCGAACGCTGCATCCGCAAAGCTCTCCGAGCGGGTGCGGCGATCGAGCAAGCGGCCATAGTCGAGCGTGCTCCCGTCAAGGTCGGCGATGGCGGCATCCTCCCTGAGAATGCGCTGCGCAACGACATCGTGGTCAAGGTCAAGCGCGAGGATGACGACTCACTGTCTGCGGTCGTCGGCCCCGACAAGTTCACCGCTCACGTTGCTCGATGGGTCGAGTATGGACACCGCCAAGTTAACGGTGGCTACTCGCGCAAAACGAAGTCCGGCAAGTATCGCGGCCCAGGCAAACAGATCGGCGATGTACCGGAACATCCGTTCCTTCGCCCAGCGTGGGAAGCGACACAAACCGAAGTTACAGACACAATTTGCACCACACTCGCCGCCGAGATTGAGCAGGCGGCGAAGAGAAAGGGGACGACATGAGCGGACAAGCTGCGGGCGGCGTAAACATCGTCCTCAATCTCAATAAGGCCTCTTATAGCGCCAACCTCAGAGAGGCACAGCGCCAGCTCGATCAATTCACGGGCAAGTCCAAGGCCGCTGGCCATGCAACCGTCAGCTCGATGCAGGCCGCGTCCGCCTCTATCCGCCTGCTGGAGAACCCGCTCGGCAACAACATCCGCGCAATCGAGCGGTTAATTACGACGATCCCTGGAGTTGGTGCTGCGCTCAAAATTGCGTTCCCTCTGGTGGGCGGTTTCGCTCTCGCCTCCATGTTCGTCGACCTCGGTATCAAAGCCGCCGACTTCGTGAAGAAGGCTAACGCCATCCCGAACGCACTGACTCAGGGCTTCCGGGCCATGCACGCGGCGGCGCAGCTTTCGAACGATGAGCTTCGACTCACGAACGACCGCCTCCAAAACGAGATCAACAAGCTCCAGGGCAAGCCGCAAAACAACCTCGCCATCTCGATCGACGAGACACGCATCGCCGCTGACAAGCTCAGCGACTCCCTCGCCAACGACGCCAAGCGCGTCAAGGATTTGCTTGAGCAGAACAAGGTCACCCTCACCCAGCAGATCTTCCTTGGCAAGGGCTCGACCGCTGATGTGACGGGCTCCGTCAACTCCTACCGTTCGCAGCTCGCGGATCTTGGGTATCAGCAGGACGTAGCCACGCACAATGGCGATACCGCAGGGGCTGCTAGTCTCCGCGATCAGATCCACGCGAAAGAGCAGTCGTATCTCAAATGGCTCAATGACCAGGTAAAGACGCGTACGGGCACAGTGCAGGGTGGCGTGGGCGTTGGGCCGATTGCGTATTCCAAAATCAATGGAAACCAAGATGCCAACCTCGGTATCCTGCGCGGCGAGCAGACCTCCATCTACGACCGACAAGACCAGCAGGCGGAAGAGGCTCGCAATCCAGGTCTTGAGGCTCAGAAGGCCAAGCTCGAAGCCGACAAAGAGGCGGCACGTCTCGCTAAGGAAGCCGCTCGTCAGGCGCTCGAAGCCCAGAAGA